TTAAATTTTAAATATATATATAAAAGGTATATTTTTAAAAATATTTTTAAATAATATTTAATCATAGTATCAATTATTAGATTAGAAATAAATTTTGAAATAATATATTATTAAATAATAATATAAACATAATTTTATTTTCAAAATAAAATTTAAACTACATTATATTTAATTAGTAATACACTATAAAAAACAAACTACACTTATTTATTAGAGGATAAGCCCATTATAAATTCTTGATTAGTATTCATACTTATACAAATAATATAAAAAAATAAAATCTATAAATAATTATAAATATAATAAAAAATTATTTTTATATAAAAATAATTATAAAAAATAAAAAATTATAAAAAAATAAAAAATAAACTTATATTAAATTATAACAATTCTATAGGAATATATTTAAGTATTTCCCCTTTAAAACATTTTATTAATATATCAATTATTAATTTATCTTCTGTATGTATTGTAGAATTAATTATTAACTCTATATCATCATTATATGAATAAACTAAATAATTATAAATAAATTCAAAAAGTTCTGATGGTAAAAATTTATTTTTAGTTTGACAACATAATATAATTGTCATCATAACATTATGTATTGATGTATTTATATTTTCACTATTACACAATACCCAATCATTTTCAATAACACCATTGGAACGTGTAACAGATACAAAACTATTGTTTGCTCTTTTTAGCAATAATTCTTGCCATTTTTTAGTTATATATATATTATGATATAAAATTTTAATATATGTTTGAATATAAAAATTACATTCCTTTTTACCACATACCATAAAACCTCTTTTATCAGATCCATAATTACATTTATAATTTAATGAATATGTACGTGTATTTCCTTCGGGTTTTTCACATAATTGACATATTCCAGAACCATATATCATTGTTAGCCATTTTGGTGATATAGTAAATATTTTTCCATTTATTAAATCTTCAATTGGAGGTTTATTTTTAGTTTCACTATAATAACAGTGTTGTAATTCTTCTAATTCTACTCGAAAATCCATATTTATTTTTCACAAACTAAATTATATAGTTCAAATAAAACTAAATAGTTTTACTTTATAAATAATTATAAAGATAATAATAGATACAGTTTATTATTCAATTTTTATAGATATAAAGTTATTTTTATATTAAAAAAACTTTTTTTAATTTACATTATATATTATTTTTAATATAAACATAAAATTAAATATATGTCTAGAACAAAATTTATAAATTATTGTATAACTAAATTAATACTAAAAAATTAATATAATTAATACTAAAAATTAAAATGGAAACTACACTAGAACAACCACAACAAACACCACTTCAAAAACTAAATAGTAACAATATTTTTGTATTTGATACAGAAACAACAGGATTACCAGATAGAGGACCAAATGGTTGGGGTTCTTATTGGTCATATTATTTAAATGAGAGATATGACAATGCTCGTATTGTAAGCATTGCCTGGTCAGCAATTCATAATTATAATAAAGAAACTTCTAATAATAATAATATAGAACATCATTTACGTTATCCAGAAGGTTTTACTGAAATTACAAATTCTCATATTCACGGTATTACTTATGAAGATGCAATTAAAAATGGTATTAAGATAAATGACTTATTAATGGATCATAATTTATGTGTTGATATTTTAAAATCAGATTATATAGTGGCTCATAATATTAATTTTGATTATCATATTTTAATGAATGAATTATATAGATTAGGAACTGAACACGCGAAAAAGTGTATGTTGCATTTAAGTCTGTTAAAAGAAAAAGGTAGATGTATATGTACTGGTGAAATAAGCACCAATATATGTAAAATGGCTTTTCCAAGTAATCCTAATAATTATAAAGGATATAAAACTAATAAATATAAAATGCCAAAATTAAGTGAATTGTATGTTTATTATTATGGAAAAGAGTTTGAAAATCAACACAGTGCTGATGGAGATGTAAAGGCATTATTGGAAATTATGAAGAAAATGTAAAATATACAATTTACTAGTTTATGTTTATTTTTTTTATTTATTTTTAATTACCATTTAAAAATTGAATATTTAATATAGTATATAATTTATAATAGGTTTATCATTACATAAACTAGAGTATTTATTTAAGGATAAGCCTAATATAAAAAATGACTGACATTATTGACAATATTGAAATTAAATTAAGTAATATAAATATCAATGATAATAAAACTTCAAATAAAAATAAAAAAAAATCAGTTAAGAAAAATAAAAAAGAAAATAAACAATTAAAAGAGAAAGTATCAAAAATAGAATTATTTAAAAAATTAGGCAAATATAATACTTTTACAAATCAAACACGATTTGTGTCAAAAGATGAGTTTATCGGTGAATATTCAGAATTATTCTTTAATAATGGTGGAAATTGGTGTAGATATTCATCTCTTAATAAAACAATTTATAAATTTGCGACTATGAAAGCAAATGGTAAAGACATTAAACTGTTATGGGATAATTACACAGATATAGAAAAGGTAGAAATAGAAAAAGCATTTAAAGATAATTGTCCAATATCAGAAGGAGGAAATCGAGTCCAATATTTTAAAATATTTAGTATAAAAAATAAACAACAATGTTATAATCATACTATTAGAGAAAATATTAAAAAACATTATCAAAAAATAAAGTGTGTTGTTTGTGGATCAAGTTCAAATTTACAATGCGATCATAAAAATGGGCTTTATAATGATAAAAGAGTATTATATATAGAAACACAAGAACTAAATGATTTTCAATCTTTATGTGGGCATTGTAATTGTATAAAACGAGAAGTAGAAAAAAAAACAAGAGAAACATCTATAAGATATGGAGCAACAAACATACCATCATTAACAATTTTTGGAATTGATTTTATTGAAGGTAATGAAACTATAAATTTTGAAGATATAAATGCTCTTAAAGGAACCTATTGGTATGATCCTCTTGAATTTATGAAACAAATTAAATTAAAATTAACCAATAAAAAATAAAATTAATAAAAATTATTATTAAACTATAAAATTAAATTTTTTATACTATTTTTAAATTTTTTTATTTTTTTATATAGTTATGTTAGCAATAATTTCATTTACTTTATCAAAGTATTCTTTTGATATTTCACAGCCTTTAAATTTACGATTTGTATTTTTACAAGCTAATGCTGTAGTTCCCCCACCTAAAAATGTATCAATTACACTATCATTTTCATTAGAATGTTTTTTTATAAGTGTTTCAAATAACTCTAAACTTTTTTGAGTAGGGTGAAATCTATTTCTACCTCCTTGTAAAGGAAATTGATAAATACCATTATCATATTTACTATTAAATGTTGGCGACCCACCTTTAACACCTAATAATGCGATTTCTCTACAATTTGTTAAATAATTTGTTTTACTATTTAAAGGTTGCGGATTTGTTTTAATCCATTCAATAAATCTAATTTGTTTAAATTTTGATTTTTCCATTAGTGTTTTTAATTCTCCAATTTTCCATATATCAAACCATAATATTAACGTTCCACCTTTTTTTAATTTATTATAATATTCTTGAATAAATAATTCAAGAGTTTCTAATGTAAAATTATTGTCCCAATCACCATATTGTGTCTTAACACAATATTTTTTACCATAAATAGTTCCATATTTCATATAATTTTCTTTTTTATCATCATTTAATATTTTTTTTCCATTTTCATTATCATCATTATTTTCATTATCATCATTTTCATCATTTGTTATATTTTTATTATAATCAGTTTTATAAATTTCCCATTCTTCTTCAGTTTTTATATATTCAATATTATTTGCTTCATTTTCTTTAACCATTTTATGGTGTTTATCCATACCAGTATCTTTTGAAATAATATATGGAGGGTCTGTTAAAATTAAATCTATAGAATTATTTGTTATTGTTTTTAAATAGTCTAATCCATCACAATTTTTAATTTCTATTGTATTTTTTTCCTCTTCCTTCTTCTCTTCATTCTTCTCTTCCTTTTTATCTTCCTTTTTATCTTCCTTCTTCTCTTCCTTCTTCTCTTTGTTTAATTTAATTTTGGATGACATTTTATATTAATTACAAATATAATTTATTTTATTCTTAATATTAATATTAATTATATTTATTAATATTGTTTTAAATTTCAATTTTATAAATTAATAAAAATTTATTATTATAATGGGCTTATACACTAATAAATAAGTGTGGTTTATATATTATAAGTATAGTTTATTTAGTTAATAATATAATGTCTATTTTAATGTGCACTAAAAAATACCGAAAAAAAAACCAACACAAAAAGAAAATAAATAAAAAAAAATTGAGTTTTTAAATAATTAACTATAAACAATATATAAAAACAAATAGAATAATATAATATTTAAAATGTATTCTCAAACAGAACAATCTTATTTATCTGATATTGTAAATAGCGATATTTATTATCGCACTAAACACGGTGAAACGCCAGAAGAAATGAACAAACGTATTCGTAATAGCATTCGTGTTAAGTTTAACAAAATTTTATTAAAAGCAGAACATATAGAACTTTTTAATGTGTGGGAAAAAGAAGTATCCACATTACCAGCTATTTCTACGCGAGAACAATTATATGGTGTTGCTCCTGAAGAGTGCCTTCACATTGTTGGTCTTTAAAAATACTATAAAATATATTTTAAAATAAAAAAAATTTAATATTTTATAATTAATTTTTAATTTTTTTTGTATTATTTTGACTATCGTTTTCACGCTGTCTTTTTCCATTTTGCATTTTATTTGTAAAAATAGGTTTAATAGGGGGTGGGCTAATATTACGTGGGGTATTATCAATTGGAATAAAAGATGAAAACATTATATACTTTAATTAATCTATTAAATATCTTCTGCAAATATCAGTTTAATACCAATAATTTTATATATACATATATAAATAAATATTTAAATTAGTAAAAAAATCAATTTTTATATTTTTTTTATTAATGTTATTTATTTTTTTATTAATGTTATTTATTTTTTATTTACTATAGTCAATAAAAACTCCAAACTCATTAATAGTCATAAGTTTAATACCTTTTGCACGTGCAGTTTTAATTTTGCCACTATTTTCAGTAATATCTTTAGCCACGACAAGTGTTGTGTTTCCAGTAATACCAGAACCAATAACACCTCCGCCATCACTAATGATTTTTTCAATATCAGCATTTCGAACACCAGTAAAAACAACAATCATACCTTTAAATTTTGATCCATCAACAGACTCATTACCAGACCCATCACTATTAGTCCTTACTTTTAATTTAATCATCGAATAAAGTTTTAACCATTCTATAAATTTAGGCATACCTTTGAAAAAGACTTCATTTGACTTATCACTAAATCCATCAATTTTCAAAATATCTTCTTTCAAAACCATTTGCTTTTTCCATTTTTCTAAGAAATTAGGTATAGCATCAATAATAAGTTTAAATTTTTTTTCAGCTAAACCAAAACCAAAAATAGTGCTAGCCATCATAACACGTTCTAATGGTTGTTCGACATCAAGCACTTTGTGAATAGAATTATATACATTCGTAGCACTCTTCAATTGAAAGCCATCAATACGAGCCATCACATCAGGTGTTAAATCAAGAATAGTTCTAATTTCTTCATAACCAGCATTAACTAATTTATTAACAACACCTTCACCAACACCCGCAATTTTCATAACTGAAAAGAAGGATATAATACGTTTTACACGGACATCACTATTCGTTTCCATATCATCAACAATAGCATCGACGTGGGTATCATTCCAATGCCACTTAATAGTTTCATCCGGCATTTGTGGATTAGAAGAAGCCTTAATAATTTTATAAATATAAGGTATAACATCACCACTTTTAATAATTTGTATTTCTGTTCCTGGTCCAATAGTATTATCAACAATATATTTCATATTAAATCCTGATGTATATTGATGGTTATCTCCTTTAATAGTAATAGGTTTATATTGAATACGAGGTGCTAATGTTCCATGTTTAGAAATATTATATTCTACATTTATAACTGTTGTTATAGCAATTTGGTCATCCAGAGCCATTTTATAAGCTACTGAATATTTAGGATTACCACTAGTAACACGTTTATGAGACTTACTATTATTACTTAAAATAATACCATCAATTTCATATAAACTTTCTTTTTTAAAATCCATAAGTAATTCAGGAAATTGTGTTTCAGTTAAAGAACTAAATACTTTATAATTAGCACATAATACTCCTATGTTTTCTAATTGTTTAAATTGTTCTTCATACTTTAATGTATCAGGAGCAATCCATTCATAAAAGACAATATCAATATCTTTTACAATTTTAGAATTAGGTGTTTTACTATTTACAATACCAGCAATTAAACTGCGAGCTTTAGGATACATTTTTATATATTTAGTATCAAATACATTATTTTTAATAATAATTTCACCACGAATTGCAATATGTTTATGAATAGATAAACGTTTTTCTATTTCTTTCATATTTAATTTAGTTTTACTTATATTAACGTTTTCTAAAAGATTAGTAATTTCTTGACCTTCATAACCATCACCATGCTTATAAAGTTTCATTTTAAGATTTTCAATCCCTACCTCTTTTTCAATAACTAATAAACAACTTAATCCATCTAATTTTTCTGAAATAAGAATAGAACCTTCATTATCTTTTAACCATTTTGTAAGGACCTTTTCACCAGGTTTAACTTTATCTAGAGAACCTAAATAATAAGGTAATTTAACTTTATCTTCAGCATTTGCTATAGGAGCACCAATAGTTTTAAATATATCAGCATTAGGATTATGTTCTTTTAAAATAGTTTCTAGAATATCGAATGTAGTATCAGTTAATAAAGGTTTATTAGTATTATAATAAGTATGTATTGCTTTTATTAAAAGTCTTTCTAATAATTTAATATCTAATTTTAATCCTTCAGTATGAGGTTCTTTTTCAAGTTTATTAATAAGCGTTTTTGTAAGAGACGACATTTTTAATTTAAAAACTTTATAATATAATTTGAAAAATTTATAATATTATAATTTATTTATCTTTAAATAATCAATTTTTAATAAATTAAATTTTAATAAATTAAATTTTAATAATTTAAACATAAATAAATAAAAAATATAAAATATAAAATATAAAATAT